GCAAATCTTAACATTGGTACAGGTTCCATTTCTCCAAAAGATCTACCAAATGCTGTTTCTACTCCACTTAAAGCTTGATTTGTTAAATTAGAATAATTAGGTTCTTCTTCTCCTGAAAAAGTTATTTGAATAGGTCTTTCTTCTTCTCCTTTAACTTCTTTAGTATCTCCTACTTTTATTTTAATTTTTTCTTTAACTTCTTCTTCGTCATCTGTATCCTTAATGCCAAAAAATTTCTTCATTGATGCTGTATACATTGGAGTACCACGGGTTTTTCTTCCACTTCCACCATTAGCAAAACCTACAATACCACCACTTGCATATCCATATTTATCTAACATAGAATTAACTTCATCTGCTTCATAAGCTCCTGTGTTCATATAAATTTGATAAATAGCATTTCTTCTATCTGATTTACTATTCATACCTGATGATAATAAACTTGCATTATATTTATCTATCTCTGCTTGATTAAGTTCTGCAAATTTTGCAGCTTGATCTATTGATGCAGGTACTCCATATGCTATTGCTTTGCTTGTTAAACCTGAAGCGCTACGTGGATCTGCTAAAGTTTGTAATGTTTTATTTTGAGATAATTTTGATGCTATATCTCCAGCTTTATTTAAAAAATTAAAATCACCTCCAGCTGCACTTCCAGCTGCACTTCCATATGCTTCTCCAAATTGACTTAAACCTCCTTGTATAGCTCCAGGAGCCGCTGCTAAAATTCCTGCTCTTAACGGATCACCTTGTTCATCTGTAGCTGCAGATGTTGCTGCTGCTATTAATCCTCTTTGGGCTAATGCTGTTCCCAGTCCAGAACCAAAACTTAAACCTGCAGTTGCAGGTCCAAAACTTGCTGCAATATAAGGTAAAAACGGTTTTATCTCTTTTGGTATAATCTTCTTTACTATTTTACGAACTGGTTTTGTTATTCGTTTTACTACTGAACCCATGATGCTTTTGTCTTCCTTGTTGAAACTCTGTAAATTTTATCTTTTGAAATTCTTAACCAGTTTATAGGTTGGTTAACTCCTAATGTTTTTGTAAAATAATTTTTTGTCCAAGCCATAATTTTTCTCAAATGTTTAGTACAAACGGTATCGATGTGCCATAAAGTTTCACCACTGTTCCATTCCTCTATCTCGCCTGTTTTTAAATAGTGATCTTCATTATCTTTATCTAAAAAAGCCCAGTTCGTAAAACCTATAAGAACATCTTTATCATAATGTAACTTATATTGCTTCAATTTAATAGAAGGAAGTATGTGATAATACAAGTCTTCTCTAGAAAAGTCTTTATATTTATCAAACTTCTTATACAAAGATATGATTTGTTGCATATCTTCAAGTGTTTTCTTGTTAAAAATGAAGTTCATAGCAAGGTGGCTATTCTTGAATAAAGCCTATTACTGTTAATTTACTAGGTTTTTAATGCCTAGTCAATCAATTATAATTTTGTCTCATTACCAAAAGGTACGTGTTCTACAATAATTTTAACGTCTCTTCTAATGTCTTCAGCTTTAGTAGCTGTTTCTTTATTTTGTACATCTGCCAACGCTTCTGCATCTGACATATACTCTTGACCTGTTATCATGTTAGTAAGAGTTACCTCTGTTTCTGGTGTTAAAACTGGTGTTCTTGTACCGTTAATTGTTTCATATCTTATACTAGCTTTAGTTTCGGTAAATGGCATTATCTATCTTCTCTGTTCATTTCTAATAAACTAACTGTTATATCTGGTCCAGTAATATCTGATAACATTTTTAACTTATCATCTTCTTCTAGTATTAATATGTTAATAATAAATTCATGATGAGCATCTGCTGCTATAGTTTTTTTTTGATAAAAATAAGTTACACTACTAGATTCAATTTTTATAGTAACAAGGGCATCTCCCGCACCTTCATTATAAATATGAATAGATTTAACTAAAGATCTAGAATTACTTGGAACTGCATAAACATCTTTTTCAGTATTTGTTATTAAATCTGTATTTATTTTTTTATAAATATTAGCCATAGAACCACGTAAACCTTTCTTGATTTTCTTTTTGTTCTGTTAAAAATGTAGAATTTAATTGTTCAACAATTACAGCCATAGATCTATTAATTTGTCTTTGATTATCTACTTCGTATTCTTGTTTAGGTTCTGGAATTCTTATGTTTATTTTAGGCATTATCTTCTTCCATCTGGTTGCAAGTCAGCTTGAAACGTACCAAATCTCCACGCTTCACCTGATCCTGTGTTCTCTATTTTAAGAGCAGCATACCTACCGCGTGCTCTTGTATCTACTTTAGTCGTAGTTGATGTAATTGTAAAGGGACTTAAAGTAGTATTAGTATTAGGATCTGCAGGATAATCAGCTACAGATATAGTTACATTAGCATTACCTGTTAATGTTTTAAAGTTAGGTAAAAATCTACGCATAGCTAAAAAGTATTCAGCTGCACCTTGATCTGTTCGTAGTGAAAAATCATAAGATTGTATAAAAGATGTTAAAGCTGTTGTTGTTCCATCTGGATTAATTTGATCGGTCCCCGTTTCGTGTTCAAATAATGTTGTACTTCCTAAACCGGTTAGGCCTACTACGGAAGGAAAAGCTCCTGCACCACTCGTGTTATAAGAAGTTGCATAAGGTAATGGATAAACTAAAGAATCAATCCAACTTGTTCTAATAGAATTAGTATTAACTCCTGTATACCAATTACCCATTGGAACTTGAGCGTTGTTAACACCATAGTTATAAACTACATATCTATTATTAAAATCAGATCCTGTTGTAGGATACCACCAAGTTACTTCTGTAAATAAATTATTTAATCCTGCACATACTTGTTGTCCTTTAGTTGTATCAATATCATCAAATACATAATCTTCAACACTACATGCTAATGTTTTAACTGTACCATCAAAACCAAAAAAACCATTATTACTCATCCAGTATGCAACACCATCTATTTCTGTAACAGCGTTTTTACCAATCAATCCACAGTTTGTACCTACTTGTTCAAAACCAAATGTAAAAGGAGCTCCTATAAATCTCATTGTATACAAAGCATTGTCAGTCCAAATAAGAATAGTTTCTTTTGCAACGAGTGCTGATACGATTCGCGTTCCGTCTTGTAATCTAAATGAACCGGCTGTGTTTGTAGCTAGTGTAGTAAATTTGTTTAGTTGTTCTGAATCAGAGAATCTAATTAACATGTCATCTTGTGTAGTTGCATCACCAATAGTTTCTTCTGTACCAAAATGTATTAAGTGTCTTGTAGTTGGTGATACTAAAGTTAATCTAGATTTTGTAGGATTACCTACAGCATCTCCAGCTGTGTTAGTTCCTATTACAGTTGCAAAAGGAGAATTAACACCAGTCAACGATCCGTCTGTGCTTGGTGTTGTAGTTGAAGCTCGGTTAGATGTAGCGTCTGTTGCGCCAGCATTCCAAGTAAAAGTTCTACCATTAGATATTGTTGCAATTAAAACTTCACCAAAAGTATCTAATGACCAAAGACCAGGTTCCAAAGTTTGTGTTGAAGCTGCTACGGCAACTCCCCAACCTGTGTTTGATCCACCTGTAACTACTCCACCAAAAGTAGAAATACCAAAACCATAACCATAAGATTGTTCTGCTGGTCCTACAACTTCGTAAGGTTGTATATCAACTGTTGCATCAGTAGCAGTTGCTGTTGCTGCGTTTGGTATTGTAGCTGTAAATGTAGTTGTGTTGGGTATAGTAATAACTTGTACAATTTTACCTTCTAAATCTGCATCTGCAATTCCAGTTGAACCAGCTGCAAAATTATTAAAAACAACCATATCACCAATAGATAAACTATGATCTACTGCTGCTCCACCATTTTTAGTTGTAACCGTTATAGTTTTTGAATTGTTTGTAGAAGCAATACTTGATGTCAAAAATTGTTGTTGAGCACCAGAGTTGTTAACTCTAAAAGGTGTTATATCAAAAAGTTGTCCTTCAAAATATATAAGTAAAAATTTATCTGTACCTACTGCAACATATCTGTTTCCATCATTGTCAACAAAAGGTAACATCTTTCTAGCAACACCTACAATAGTTTGATCTAATAAAGAAGACCAACCTCCTATTTTTTCTGGAAGTCCATATCTAAATCTTACATTATCTGAATCAGTCCATCGACCAACAGCACCAACAGAAGTATCTTGTTTGTCTATTCCTGGTGCAAATTTAATTTGAGTTAGAGCCATGCATTAGCTCCTATATTGCAATTGTTTTATATGCCCAACCTCTAGTCGTATTAACATAAACAAGTGTTATAGATTGTCCACTTGTAGTTAAAACTAGATTACTTGTTGAACTATTAAGATTAGAGCCATTAGGATTAACTGTTAAATTGTTAGTAGCAAAAGTTCCTAAACCATCTATGATTGTAACTTCATCACCTACACTTGGTGAAGCGGGTAAGTTAACCGTAAAAGGATTATTGTTTGTACTACAAATTAATTGATCACCAGCAACTGCTAAGTAAGGCGCATTAGTATCATTAATTGCATTGTATGATTTTTGCATAATACCAACTGTTGTATTAGTTCCATCAGATACTAATAGTAATTTTGAACCTTTTGGTACTGCTACAGGAGCAGATGAACCTGTTGTTAAAACACTTAAAGTTCTGTTCGCTGTGCCTCTTACCGTTGCATCTTCTATAATAAAAACTCTAGTTGCTGTTCCTGTTGAAGTTACATTAGGCATAGTTAAAGTTCTATTTCCAGCTAGTGTGCCTGTTAATTTTAAATATAAATTTTTACCATTTGTTTTAGTACCATCAGCTAAACTTAAAGTAACATCAGCAGAAGCCATATCTACTGTTGCATATCCTGTTGCTGATTGTTCTAAAATTTCTAAATTAGTATTAGTTATAGTTCCCCATAAACCTGCTTTTTCACCGGTAGTTACTATTTCTAATGCTAGATCTTGTGAGTATGTTGAAGCCATATTATAAATCCGTATCTAAGTTTATCCAATCGCCTGTAGCGTTTGGATCAATGTTTTGCCAAACTATAGCATTTATCGTACCACTTGCCAAGGTAATTGGCTGTCCTGTTGGGCTAACGTTGGCATCAGCTGTAATTGTTACTTCACCTGTTGTTAACGTTTGTGGGTTTCCTGTAACATCTGCTTGTGCTCCAGCAGTAACAGTTACATTACCATTTCCTAATGTTAATGGACTACCTGTTAATTCAAAACTTGCGTTTCCTGTAATAGTGACTGTTC